GTGAAAGTCATGTCTCCAATGTCTGTCTCGTGTTCGTTAATCGCTTCTTTTACTTGAGTCGCTGTCGTTGTAAGTGTAGCGTCACCCAAAGAGTCATGTAATTCGTTGATAGCACCAACAACAGTTTGGTCGAGTGTTCCCATGCTTGAGTCAGCATAGATAGGACCTGAGAATGTTGCTTTATCACCATCAAATGTTACTGCTGTGGTAGAACCAGACTTGACAATCAGATTAGAACCTGATGCTGTCAAAGCACCGTATTGTGTGCCACCATCTTTTAGATAAACATTACCACCATCAGCATCGAGTGTAATGTTCGCTGTTGCATCAACGACGACACTGCCCGTTCTAATGATATTAGCATTACCGAGAGTAATAGAACCTGCTGTCGTGACATTAGCACCAGAGAATGTCAGAGCAGTTGTTGTGCCTGACTTAACAATCAAGTTACCTGAGGTATTAGTTAAAGCACCATATTGTGTGCCAGCATCTTTCAGAAGAACATCAGCATCGTCACCATCAAGAATGATATCACCACTCGCATCAAGTGTGATATCACCAGTTGCATTGACATTGAAGTCTCCCGAAGTGACATCAAATTGATTTGAACCTGCTGTGATTTCGTATGTAGATGCATCAAAGACCGCTTCAATCTCATTGATAGCCGCTACGATGTTCTTCGCATCAGTCGTCAAATCAGCCTTAGCATTACCACCACCTGCTCCATGCATGTCACTATCAAGTTCATGTAGTGCAGATACAATGTTATCAGCAGTAAAGTCAGCTAAGTCAGTTGCGACTAAGTTATTGGAAGTTCCACTAATACCAAGTTTGAGTTCATTGATAGCACCGACAACATCAGAGTCTTGATTTGTTGTCAGTCGACCAGTTGCGCCCAAGTCAAAAGAAATATCGTTAATGTCCGATATTAAATCAGTAAATGTCGCGGTAATTATTGTTTTTGTCGGTGCATTTCTAGCCATTATAGTTTCTCTATAAGTTTGTTCAACAGTTCTTTAATCTCACCAACTTCATTCTTTAGTGTCTCGAACTCCGATTCTTTTTTCTTTCGCAGTTCTTTTGCTCTTCGGGCTTTTTCGATTTCATCTCTATTTATATTAACCACAGCCCCGGTATTTAAATCTCTTGCAAAACTACCACTGCCTTCTAATCTAACATATCTTTCATTCATTATGTTGCCAATGCGATTGCTCTCAAATCCTTAATTACAGGAATCTTACTTGAGTTTGTTGATTCGAAAACAAGTTTCAATTGATACTCTGTGAATGGGGTCAGAGTTCCTTCTGTTCCACCAATCAGATAATTATACTCAGAGAAGTTTGCTTCGTCTGGAGCAACTGAAACCTCGGTTGCCTGTGAAGTCCATTCTTTATCTAGAATGTTCTCTTCACCAGTTGCAGTTCTGTAATATAGTGTGATACTGGCGGCATTTGGTCTTAGAGCCGCTAGTATGACTTTAACACCAACAGCAGAGCCAGGAACAACTTGAACAGATGTTATATGTTTTGACATTGCAGAACCAAATCGTGCATCTGTCTCGGCAACATAACTTAATGGTGCATTGAACTGACCTACAACAGCAGCCACGGCTTGTCTGTCAATTCTATTTTCTTCTAGAATCAAAGACGCTCTTTGACCATCAATATATGGACCGACATCTGGGTCAATAGTATTCAGATTAACTTTAAACAATGCTGACTTACCAGCAGTTGCTTCTTTAGCAGGTGTCGCAATGATTCTTGGGAAATCAAATGTGTTTTCTTCTTTGATTTCAATATCATTGGTGTAATCTACCAACTGATAACGAGTTTCTGTTCCTGCAAAGGAAGAGCCAGTCATAAGTCGTGCTTGATAATCAACGGTTGTGTCTTCGGGCTGAAGTGCATCAAACATTGGATATAGAATATCATAGTTGAACTGACGAGACGAGGTAGCAGTTGTGCCGCCAAATCGACCAGCAGATGTTGTAGCACTATCTGCTTCAAACTGAATACCAAAGCCATCAACAGCATCAACATTTTTTGTTCCCATAATGCTTGAGCCTAAGATGCCATTGTATGTTGTTGCGCTATCAAGACCAGCAATCGTTACTTTATCATCTACCTCGAAACCATGACCAGGAAGAAGCATCGTCACTGTTGCGTCTCCACTATCAGCAAAGAACGAATCCGCATTCAACAAAGTATTTTGAACAGGTCTGTTCTGGAAGACAGCATAACCACCTGCTGTATCAAACTGTGCTTTATAAAGTCTGAAAGTCATGTCCTTTGTTTGGTCTGGAGTCCAAGTTGTGCCGTTCTGTGATTTAAACAGAGAGCCCATCGAAGGTTGTCTATTAATGCGTCTCTCAGTTGAGCCTAGTTCAAATGCGTATGTTTCTGAAACATATGCTTCATAGTTTGTTGTATCTGCTAACAGAACAATAGCATACTCTTCATCTGGATTCAAATAGATTGGCTCATCGAATTCAAATTGTGTTGGATTAGCGATGACAGACGCTTGAGTTGTTGCGCCCGTATTATCGTTTACATCACTGGCACTTACAAATACTACGGCACCAGGAACAATTTCTGAAGCAGAAGGCGAACCATTTACCATTGGACGAATTTGCATTTGAATAGGAACAATAGTTTCGCCATTACTATTCAAGAACGTATCAATCTTTGTCACAAAGATACCATTACCTTCAGGTGTTCTGAATGACTGAGCAAGTGGGTCATGCCAAGTAACTTCGGTCCAGCGTCTTGTTCTCAACTCAACGATTCTTGTTGACTCAATAGTTTTTTGTCTTGTGTCAAGTTCACCCAGAGAATGATAGTTAGTAGATGCACGAGATGTAGCGGCATCATTCTGATTTACACTAATATCAAGGAGTTTAAACTCACGAGTGCCTGCTTTGAACTTCGTCGTTGGATTCGATGGTAAGAAGAAAGAGCCAATAATCTCACCGTCAGCATCAGAAACAAGATTTTCACTGCCTTCAGGATGTGATGCTGACAGTCTATATTGGTCACCATAACTTACGGCATCTGTACCAATCGCGGCGTGTCGGTCAAAAGTTGTTTCAGTTTTACAGAACGAAGAAACTGCTTGTCCATCAAAGAACGGGAAGTATTGTGTATTTGGTCGTAGACCTTCTGCCCGGAATGCAATTTTTCGTGAACGCATCCATGGTAAGAAGGTCAAAGAGACTGTTCGGTCACCAATTTCTTCTCTTTTAGTCCATTCGCTTGTAATAATTCTTTGACTAAATGTGTTGTCAGTTCTTCTTCTACCACGTCTTCTTGTACCTTCAACAACAACTCGACCAGTGTTATTAGTGCCGTTCCAGTTCCATGACTGGGCACTTCGCCATGTGCCAAGACCAAGCCATCCAATGTTAAAATTAAATACTCCACCACTAAAGCCTAACAACGGAATATTAACTGTTGGATTTACCCAATCGAGACGAGTGCTTGCTCTTCTGTTAGCAGTGCCTCTTGCGAGGATACCTTCATTTATAGAACCGGCTTCAATTTCTTCAGTTCCGTTGTCAATAACTTTCTCAGGAATATATGTAGTTTCAATCCAAGTATCAGATGCTGGAGATAATGTCAGATTACCTTCACCAATAATGACAGCAAATGGGTTTACATTTTCTGTTCCTGAAACAAGGTCTTGTTTGATAGCAACAATCTCAGAATATTTCAGATAAACATTGTCACCCTTCAGAATAGTATTGCCTAACACATCAGAATCATACACCATATCAATACTATGATTGATTGTGTTTGTAGATAGTATTTGTCTTGATGGGTCAATAGCCGCACGATAGTCTCCTGCTCGTGTATCAGAGAATGTTCTGTCTTGGAAATTATCAGCGAAGAAACCAGACTTTGTGCGAATATTACCACTACTATCTTGAACCAACAGAGTTGATGTATCGAGTTCAAGATATGTTAATGATAAGTCTTCTTGAATTGCATCAATACGCTCTTCGAGACGAGCAATATCTTTCATCTGAAATCTTTTATGCTTCAGAGGTTTAGCTGACAAGTCAGAGTCATTCAAGACATACGGAGGAAAATCAATATTGAACAGCGGAAGCGTTCCTGCAGGAACTGCTGGTAACTGTCTATTAAAGCCTGGTTGACCTTGAACTGTTTTAATCGTGCCGTCTGTGTTGACTACAACTCTGTCAGAGCGACCTAAGTAATAATCAACGTCTGCTTGAAACACATCACCGGTTGTTGGCAATTCATTGATAACTGCTCTACTTCCTGTGAACTCTCCAGCAGAGTCTACCGAAGACCTAAAGTCTATTACATTACGCAGACTGACTTTTTGACCAGCGGCATTTATATAATCTGGAATCTGGTTATATGCAATCTGACCATTATATGATGTCATATCAAAGAAGTCACCAACACCATGAGTAAAGTGCTTGAACCGAGTAAACACAGAAGCAGGAGGTGTCACACCTGTTGAAAGAATATATCTGGCATTGTCATAGAAACCTGGACGCTGACCATCATCAATCGTAAAGTTAGATGATAAGTCTCTACCATCAGAATCTGTCTCTTTAATAGAGATGACTTCAAATAAGTCGCTTCTGTGTAGGTCAACAAACGCAACCCCATTACCATCGCTCTCAACATGGGTCGAGAATGCGCGTTCGGTTAAAGTTTTCTGACGAGACTGTGCGTTGGTTTTATTGACTTTTGCATACACATTGACACTAGCACCAGATGGAAGACCAGTGATGTTGACACCAGAACCGATAGGTGAACCAGTAAGTGTTGTTCCAAAACCATCGATTACACCACCACTATCAGCGGCAGTAACAATCCATTGACTGGTATTAGAAAAGTATTCACTGCCAGTCGTAGACAAAGTGAGTGTTGTGCCTGTTGCGGTACCAGTAAGTAATTGTTGAACTTCAAAGTCTACATCACTGATATCAGATGGACGAATGTTTGTCAGAGGAAATAATAAAGTTCTGTTTGTTGGTTCATTCAGAACAGCAACGCCGCCTTCTGTGATGATGGCTGCAAAATTATCGTCATCGGTACCGATAGAGCGAACATCACGGAATGATTGTCCTGAAGTCATCTCAATATCGAACAGATATACTTTATAGTTAGCGCCATCTTCTTCTACATAGCGAACACGAGCGGTACCGATAACACTGCCTGACGGATCCGTAGCAGATGTTGAAAGATTTTGTTGAGCAAATGTTGCATTGCCCAGATTACCTTCGAGCGTATCGACCTTTATATAGTTACCGTATGAGATACCTACAATATCATTTTGTTGTGTTACCGTTGTTCTGGGCTTTGAAATAGTTATGTTAGCGCCTTGCTCGGCGGCTGCTCTATAACCATTTACGAAAGCAACACCACCAGGAGGAACACGAGCGATGATATTTGCATCAACCGAACTATCGGTAACAAAGTCGAGCCTGAACTCTTTTGCAATGAAATTGCCATTTGTGTCACTGAGGCTTTCCGCTACCAATTGTGCAGGTGCATTATATTCGCTAGTTGATGTAACAGTCTCTACAATCTCACCATTAATAACATTACAGAAATACACAAAGTTTTCATCAGCAGCCAAATCCGCTTTGTTAATAAGAGTAAGACGAATGCGATATCGGTCAGCACCAGGACTTGCTCTGTTAGGAGTGGCACCTTGGTTGTCGAAGAGAGCCGCATTATCTGATGCGGTTACAATATCTTCTGTAATTCTAAAGCCAACTTCTTTTGTTGGTGTTGTTCCATATTTGTCTAGAATAATTGTTTGTGGTTCAGCAAACACAAAGTGACCACGAGCAAAGAAGTCACCGCCAGCATTTGAAATCTCTGTGCCTTGACCTACATGAGGTGCTGTTGTTTGAACTCTAAGATTTACAGAGCCATTATCGATTGCTTCACCAGCAAGAAAGCGCACTGGTTCAGTGCCTGCTGTTCCTGCAGATGTATCTGTATATTGAACATAAAGTGTTGCAGGGTCACTACCTTCGGCATCAACAACACGAATAACTCGTGCTTTAATTTCCGAGCCTCCAGTCGCTGTGAATACTGTTCCAACAATAGCACTTGTTGGTGTTTCACCAAGTGTTGTATCAAGTTTTACATATTCGACATTGTTTCGAATTGTTGCACCACCAGGATTTACCGACGCACCGTCTCTAAAAACATTACGACCAAATTTCGAAATCTCTTCTTGAATGATGGTTTGCATCTGTGTAAGTTCACGAGCCTGCAACGCACGACCGCTATTGAACAGAATGCGATGATAATGGTCGCTATCTCTCCAATCGTCCTTATATGTGGTCGAAAAAGTATTTTCTGTAAATGCGTTAACCATCTAACTAGCCTTAAATTTGAATTACAATCTTGATGTCTTCGGTTTGGTCTGCGGAACGTGATACTGCCGCACGATTGTCAATATAGAGAACTTCACCTGTGTATTTATAGACCTCAGCCGAGTCTACTGAATTGACTGTTCCTGAAATACCAGTGCCAGTAATTGCTGACAAATTAAATTCAGCAAATCCTGTGTCTTCGTCTTGATGATACCAGATGTTAGCGGAATCAATCTTATCTATATATGCAGACGCACCAGTTGCTGATTGTGTAAATTTAACATCAACTTGGTCGCCTGATAAACCTGTGATTCCTAGTTTGTTTAGTGTAGAACCTGTAGTCTCACTGAACAGTGGACCGTTGGCGCTGTCAGCATCACCATCAACATAGGCTCTCATGTTCTTGACAAGACCAATTTGACGGAAATCGTTACCAATAATCCAGTCACCACCACCTTCAGCACCCTCTGGTTTCACATTAAACATAATTGCTGTTGAACGAAGGTCGTCTCTTGGGTCGCCACCTAATCCAAGTGGTGTTGATAAAACAGGACGAAGTTTAGCAGGTTTGGATGGAGTACCACCGCCAGACAAAGTTACTTTTGCATAGTCATAGCCTGAACCAAGAGTAAACGCACCACTGCTGTCAATCAACTCAGCCTTTGTTACAACACCGCCTGAAATCGAAAGTGTCGCTTTCGCTTCACTACCATTGCCGCTAACACTTAGTGTTGGTGCTGATGTATATCCTGCACCGCCAGACTCAACAGTATAACCAATGATTTGACCAGGAACTGCGGCGTTCTGAACAGCAAGTTGCTCAATGTCAGATGCCTGAGAATCGGAATCTGTTGCGCCCTGTAGTTTGATAGGAATATAGTTTGCGGCAACAAACTTATTAGCATCAATAGCACTAATAGAATACAAGAACTTCCAGATATAACCATCAGCAGTTGCGAATGGTGTGCCTGATGTGTTACCTGTTGGTTGGACTGTCGAAACAATACCAACACCTTCAGCGTTTGTTGCACTTTCAATACAAATATAAACCTGATTATTCTCGTTAATCACATAGTATGGCTGAGTAGGATAACCAACAAAGTTATCTCTGTATGCACCATAGACAGCACCGCTTGACCAATTGTAACGAGGCACAACAAAAGATAAATCAGCAATTGTTTTGATTGACTGAAGACCATGTCTAAAGTCTCGGTCTTCACGTTGATGATTTAACTCCGTAGGCGCAACATCAGAATCGTTCCAGTCGTTCGAACGACCTACGCCAATATAATATTCCGTTCCAGTGCTGTCGAAGTCTGTGATAAGACTTTCAATAACTTGTTTTTTAATTCTGTTTGTAATAATTGCCATTTTCTTATCCGCCGGTTACACCGTTGTTGCCTAGAATAAACCATTTTGATTCTGATGAAATATATAATAACTGACAACCTTTACCCGATGGAATGTCAAGGAAGCCACCATTTGAGTCAGCATCTTCTAAAATACCACTTGTTGCACCATATAAATGCACACTTTGTGTTCCGACATTCATAATAGATTTGACTTCACCTGTGATAGCACCTGTCGCAATTGTTGGGTCAATCTGTGTAGATGTTGGATTGAAAACTGTCAGTGGGTCTGTCAAGTCAATTGCAGTTGTTGTAGTTACATCGGTCCCTTTTTCAAGCGCAATCTTGTTTTCAAAACTAATTGCGCCGGTTCCCTTTGTCTTAATTTCAAGATTGACATTTGCGTCATCACCTGTAGCCGTAATGCTAGGACCAGCACCTGTTGCTGAGTTCGTGACTTCAATATAATTTACAGCACTGGTTGCTTTTGTCAATTCAAGAATTTCAGCACCAGCACTATCAAGAAGTTTACCGCCAAGTCTTGGTGTGTGTAGAATTGGAGAGTTTAAAGTTTTGTTTGTCAGAGTCGCTACATGACTATTGAAAACGAGTGTGTCATCACCAGCTAATAAAGGTAGTGTAATCGTTCTGTCAGCAGCCAGTTCAGACACAGCAAAGATATAATCGTGGTCATTGCTAGTGTCTCGAATAGTTGGTGTAGTAAGAACAGGACTTAGAATTGTCTTATTAGTAAGTGTTTGTTCACACGAGTCTAGAATGAGTGTTCCTGAGTCGTCGGGTAGTATGATTACATTGTCTTGTGTAGGATTATCAACACCAAGTCTTGTTTCAAAGTCGTTGTCTGTTGTCCCTTCAAAAAGAATACCTTCGTCTCGTAGAAGAGTTTTTTGAGAAAACGATGCACTATCTCCGCCAATGGCAAAGAATAATTGTCCAAAGTTATTATTAATCTTACCAGCAGCCGTGCGAAGCGTATCGCCCGTCCCATCGTTGGCTGTAGTGCCTTTATTGATAATTTCTCTAGTTGTCATCGTTTATCCTGTAATCTTTTATCTATTTATACGACTTTTATTATCAAGTTGCGTTTAAGTTTGACAAATATACATCTGAGTCAGCACTATAGTATGGATGCTTCTCTTGGTCCATAGTTTCGAATGCAAAGTTGTTTGACATGTCCATACCTCTGAAACCAACTGCCGCTGAGTCTGTTGAGAAGTCTGAATCATCCATAGTCGGCGAACCAGCAAGTTGTGCTTCTCTCAATGAAGAGTATTGGTTGTTAATTTCTGCAATCGTTCCGTAGTTATTAATTTTGTTGATATCAACAAGTTCTGGTCTAATTCTACTCAACATACCCGCAGAGTCCAAATCTGGGTCATTCACCAATGATGTATTGTCACTAACAGCAAAGTCACCAAAGAATGCTGTATCTATAATCTGAACTGGAGGCGATTTTGGAGGAAGAACTTCTGGTGCTACCATTAAGTCAGTTGCAACAGATACAACTTGAAGTTGTGAGCCAAGATACATACCTGCTGGATGAGCAAATAGTTTATATTCTTCAATCCAGTCAGTCAGAGGCAATTCTGCTTTAATCTGAACAGCAAAAGTTTGATATAGTTTATCATCAGTTAGAAATCGCTCGGAGTTAGAACCAATCACAGATAGTGGTGTGTAGTTCTCAGCAATATACTCATCAAAACGAGTTCTTGCGCCATCGCTATCAAGACTATTATAATTTTCTACACCCTGGTCAAGCAAGGCTTCTTTTTCTACTGTGGCATAATCAGCACCGCCGTTCAGTTTAAATACATTGTTCTTTGTGTATACAACATCAGGGTCAATACTAAAGAAAGTTCGGAAGAACTGCTGAATAGAAAATTTGGTACCTTTTGAGCGATATAATGTATTTGAAAACTTAGCGGCATCTCTTTTGTTAGCAAACCCCTCAAAGTATGACTGACCTAAAAGAAGTTCGTCTTCAATGTAAGATAGTAGATTTGTGTCAACTTGAGTAATGTCACGAGAATAGAAGAGGTCATTTACCAGACGAGACGGAGCGTCATCACCATCCTCAAAATGATAATACTCTTCAAGAAGAGATAACAGTTTTGGATAATCCGTCGCAAAGAAGCCAGGTAGAATCTGGTCATGCTTATAGTCAGGAAAGGCAATGTCTCTCCTGTTTAAGTCTCTCAGAGTATCGTCTGTCTTATGACTCATTAGTTTGTAATACCTGGCGCTACTTCAACAATACTCACACTAGAGATTTGATTATCGTGTTCAACAATATCACTTCTGAGTGGACTGACTGCTGTCTGATTTGCGGGGGTCGCACTTACTTTAATATTTGTAGTGCCACTTTGAAGTGCATCAACTTGAAGACCGACGATGTTTACGATATCACCAGCATAGTCACCAACATTGTCAATGATTACACTATTGTCGGTCTGATTAAATACTTCAAGTTTGTTTGAATTTAGTTTGTTACGAATAATACATACTTTGTTTCTGTATGTAAATGAAGACGACTTAATACGATATGTTACATCGTCAGGTGCGGCAATTGGAGCCGCAAAGCGAATAGTATGCGCTTGAATAGCAGTCAATGTAGGAACAAATCGTCTCTGCATTTTTATGTTCGCACGAGACGAAAGAATTGCAGGCGATACATCGTCAATCAGAGTAAGCAGATTTGAGCGCCTAAACGATTGATTAAACCTACCTGTCTTATCAGAGAAGTAATTATTCACTACGGTCGTCACATTATCTTTAATTGTATTTGCAGAAAGCGTTGTCAAGTTTGGATTGAACTGAAAGAATATCTCGGTTTCAATAAATGTTTTTACCGGGTCTTCAAACTTCAAGGTAAATGACGCTACGGCTAACTGGTCAGCCAAGTCTTGAATTGCTGTCTTCGTTGTCAAGATGCGTGAAGCAGATACATCATCATTAAACAGAATAGAAAGAAATACTGTGCCAAACTCTGGTTCAAGTGCATCTTGTCCACCAAAAGATTGAATGTCCTTGATTAAAGACGAGAAGTTTTTCAGAGCAAGAGCCGAGTAATCAGATGCAGTAACCATTCGATTTTGAGAAGCATATCTAAATGGCGCATTCTTACGCATTGACGCAAGAGTTTCTTTTTCTGAACCAGAAATTGAGCGTGATTGTGTAGTAACATTTAAATCATAACTAACCAAGTTTACTGTAACACCGGTTTGTGGTGTAAATGTCTGTGCTAAATTTGCATCTTCACCCGAACTTGATAGATAAGACACAACAACTTTATTACCTGCTTGAGGAACTTGACCTAAAGTATTGCCGTCACCAAAAGTTAATTCGTAGAAACCATTAGGAGATTCTTTTAAGATATACAGCGTAGAGTTTGAGTTGATTGTTACAGCATCATTAATATTTGTGTATGTTGCAAATGTGGAACTTGATGCTGATTGATATACTCTGACAACGGCAGTTGAAGTATCAATAGTGGTATCAGGAATGATGTAAACGTTTTCTTCTTCGCTGGAACCAATCAAAAATGTTTTAGTTCTTGCTGTGCCTTCTTTAATTGAAATCAGATTAGAGCCTAAAGCGTCTTTAAACTCATAAACTCCGGTGCCGTCATCTGTTGCTGTGATATCTTCTGTTGT